CAACTGGTACTCTTGTGGGTAGAACATTTAGTAAATCTCTATTCTCATTAGTAACTCCGTTCTCATTGGCACTACAAATATAAAAAAGAAAATAAAAAAATAAAAAAATGGCAGAAGTTTTTGTACCCTTAAATCGGTTTCAGTCAGTAGTAACAGGATTGACTGGAGAGCCGGATGAAATATACACAACCCCAGCGGGTGTATCATCAATTGTGTTATCTTGTCAAATTACAAATAATAGTTTGGCAACACAACCTGTAACTATTTTTGTAACATCAAACAAAGAAATACCTGTACCTGAATTTGGAAATGTATATAGTGGTAGTTCATTTATAAGTTCGTCTGTATCCTTATTAAACTTTAGTGGAAGCTTTTCAAGCGCATCTTTATTATTAAATGCAAATAGACAATTTTTAAGAAAAGAAATAGCAGCATATACACAAAATCAAAATAGTTTATCAGAAACTCCATTTACTTTTATATCAGATTACTTTGAACAAAATACTTTGGATGATGTGGATGCTATAAAGTACGATATAGTTAATAATACAACAATTAGAACAAATAAAGCAGCAAAAGCGTACTTTGATAAAAATGGTAAATCTCTTATCTTCCCAACTGAATATTCTGCATCTATATTTGCTTTAGATTATTTAAAAGTGTTATCAAATCAAATTATAAAAAATCAATCAACAACTGGTTCTGATGCATCTCCATTATTATTTCAAAATGGTGTTACTCAATCTGTATTAACTGGATTTAATAATGGAACTGAATTTGGTGTATCCGCATCTATATATTTGGTGAATTCTTTAGTGGATGTTATTAAAGCTACAATTGAATCTCCTGTATTTATTGAGCAAGAAGCTGTAAGATTGGTTACTAATGTAACAATACCACCAGCAGACTCACTTTCACCGGTAGTTTCTGGTAAATTAGTATTAGAAGAAACATACGGATTTATTGTTTCTGGTTCAACTGAATTAACTGTGGTTCTTTCCTTGTTAGAAAGTGCGAATGAATAACAATAATATCATTGATTGATATTTATAAGGGATTCTCTATATTTATAACAAAGCTGGAAAGTAACGCATGGCAATAAGTAATCTATTAACGGGTAGGGTAAGGGTAGTAAACCCGAAAAATGTAACATCTGATAGGTATCAATTCTTGGATATATCTCAAGCAGAGCCAAATTTGGGTGTTCCTAATTTCTCAGCTTCTCTATTAACCAATCCTGCTATTGTAGTTTCGGATGACCAGGGTAATAGAGGATTTGCAAGAACAATTAGTTTAGACCAAATTTCAGGTTCTTTTTCTGGTTCATTTCAAGGAGATGGTTCTAATTTAACAGGTGTAAAAGCTGATGTATCTCCACAAATATCAAGTGGTTCGGCAACAGCATCAATTTCTCCTGATAGAGGATTGCAAATAAATGTAGATACTACTATTTTAGGTAATTTATATGTATCTCAGTCAATTATAGCTGACCAACTTATTGTAAATATAATTTCTTCTTCTGTAATTTATTCATCTGGTTCAAATATTTTTGGTGATGCAGAAAATGATAAGCAAGAGTTTACTGGTTCTGTACAAATACAATCAGAATTAATAGTTAATACTGTTACCGGTTCATCGTTTAGTGGTTCTTTTACGGGTTCATTTTTTGGAGATGCAAGAGATTTATTTAATTTACCACAAGCTACTAGATTAGCAAGTGGTAGTGTAACAGCATCTGTAGCGCCTAATACGGGATTTGTAGTAACATCAATAGCTAGTGGCTCTAAATTTACTGGTTCACTTTTTGTAAGTGGAAATGTAGTAATACCATCTGGAAGTGGATTCTTTAGTGGTAGTGGTGAGGGATTATTTAATATTCCATTATCAGCACTTAATATTGATTCATTAGTATCAACTAGAATAGCTAGTGGTTCTGCAACGGCATCAATTTCTCCAAATAGAGGATTGGTAGTTAATACAACTATCACTGCATCAATGTATTCTGGTTCTGGTAAAGGACTATTTGATATTCCTATTTCTGCATTATCACAAGAAGTATTTAGAATCGCCAGTGGTAGTGTAACTGCATCAGCATCTCCTAATTTTGGTTTTAGAGTACAATCCGCTACGGTAGGTTCTCAAATAACTGGTAGTATGTTTGTTAGTGGTAATATTGAATTAGCAGTGGGTGCATATTATAGTGGTAGTGGTGAGAAATTATTTAATATACCTCGTTCAGCCTTAACTCCTGATGCGTTAGTTGCAACATTAATAGCAAGTGGTAGTGTAACAGCTTCAACTTCTCCTGATTTTGGATTTAGAGTACAATCATTTCAAAGTGGTTCACAATTTACTGGTTCTCTTTTCGTAAGTGGGGCTAGGGGTATTGAAATAACTTCTGGTTCATCTTTCTCTGGAAGTGGTGAACGATTATTTGATATACCTGTTTCTGCTCTTAGAGACTTAGACCTTACTAGAATTAAATCCGGTTCGGCAACAGCATCAATTTCTCCAAATAGAGGATTGGAAGTAAATATATTTTCAACATTTACTGGAAGTATGATAGTATCGGCATCTATAAAATATTTGCCATCCGAATCAATACAAACTGTATTTAATGTAACTAATAGCGGAGTTAGTCAATATGTTTTTAGTGGAGCTACAGAAGGTAACAATCCTACATTAACTTTAGTAAGAGGTATTACTTATACATTTAATCTAAATGCAACTGGGCATCCGTTTTGGATAAAAACAACAAGTAGTAGTGGAACAGGAAATGCATACAACACTGGCGTAACTAATAATGGCGATGATAATGGAGTAATAACGTTTACTGTACCAAGTAATGCACCTAATATGTTATACTATAACTGTCAGTTGCATTTAATAATGGCTGGTACTATAAATGTAGTTGATGCAATAGTTCAAAGAGATAGTGGTGTTCTTATATATGGTGATGAAGTTATTACGGGTAGTTTAAATGTACGAGATGTTGTAAGAGCAAGAGAATTTACTGGTTCATTAAGTGCATCATTCATCCAAGGGGATGGAAGTGGATTATATAATATACCTCGTTCTGCATTTACCGGAGATTCACCAAGAATATCAAGTGGTAGTGTAACCGCATCGGTATCTCCAAATTTTGGATTTAAAGTAGAAACCCCAGCAACTGGGTCTGGAATAGGTTCTCAATTTACGGGAAGTGTAAGTGTTAGTGGTAGTGTTAATGCGTTTTTCTTTGAGGGAGATGGAAGTAGATTAATTAATGTAACTGTACCACCTCAAATTGCAACTAGAATAGCAACGGGTTCGATAACCGCATCAGTAGACTCAACAAGAGGATTTAGAGTTGAATCTTCTGGAATTGGTTCTGAATTTACTGGAAGTATTAGAGTAACTGGAAGTGTTGAAATTAGTTCTGGTTCTTCTTTCTCTGGTAGTGGTGCTAGATTATTTGATATTCCAAGAACAGCATTAACTCCGGATGCATTATTAACAACATTTATTGCATCTGGTTCTGTAACAGCATCCGTATCACCTAACGTTGGATTTGATGTAAAATCATCTCTATTAGGTTCTAGATTTACTGGAAGTATATTTGCAAATGCCGGCATTAGATTAATGTCTGGTTCGTTTAGTGGTAGTGGTAGAGATTTATTTGATATACCTGTAGCAGCTCTTTCGGATTTAGATACATCAAAAATATTTAGTGGTTCTGCAACAGCATCCATTTCTCCAAATAGAGGATTTGAGGTATTTGCGGCAACATCTAAATTCTCTGGTTCAATATCAGCATCAATATTTAGTGGTAGTGGTGCAGGATTGACAAATATACCATTCTCAGCACTTTCACAAGAATTATTTAGAATTACCAGTGGTAGTGTAACTGCATCAGTATCCCCTGGCACTGGGTTTAAAGTTGAATCATTGGCAAGTGGTTCTCAATTTACTGGTTCACTATTTGTAACTGGTGGATTTATTAGAGTAGCAACTGGTTCATTCTTTAGTGGAAGTGGTGCTGGTTTATTAAACATACCTCGTTCTGCATTAAATGATGATGCACTTACAGCAACTGAAATTAAATCAGGATCTGTAACGGCATCTGTATCACCAGCAGAAGGATTTAAAGTAATATCATTAGCAAGTGGTTCTCAATTTACTGGTTCTCTTTTTGTAACTGGTGGAAATGTACGAGTAGCAACTGGTTCATTCTTTAGTGGTAGTGGTAAGGGATTATTAGATATTCCTCGTTCTGCGTTATCTCCGGATGCATTACTTTCTACATTTATAGCTAGTGGTTCTGTAACAGCATCGGTAGCACCTAATACTGGATTTGTAGTAAATTCATATTCTACAATTAGTGGCAGCCTTATTGTATCATCATCAGCAAGAGAAAGGCCTAATTCTGATATAGATACTGTATTTACTGTTACTAATGCTGGAAGTAGTGCATATAACATAAGTAATAGATTAGTAAGTGGTTCAAATCCAACTTTAACTTTAGTTAGAAATGTAGAATATGTATTTAATGTAAATGCTAGTGGCCACCCATTTTGGATTAAAGATACAAATAGCACAGGTACTGCAAACTCATATGATACATGGGTAACTAATAATGGTGATGATGTTGGTGTTATAACATTTTTAGTTTCAGGAAGTGCACCGGATACACTTTATTATAATTGTCAATTGCATGGTTCAATGGCCGGCACTATTAATGTAGTAGATGCATTTTATGTACCGGCCGAAATAAAATTAATTGGTGAAACAAAAGTTGAAGGAAATGTTACCGCTTCAATGTTTAGTGGTAGTGGTAGAGGATTATTTGATATTCCTCGTTCCGCATTATCAGAAGAAGTATTCCGTATTGCAAGTGGTAGTGTAAGTGCGTCTGTATCTCCTGATTTTGGATTTAGAGTAGAATCATTTGATAGCGGTTCTGATTTTAGTGGAAGTATTAGAATTGATTCATCTTCATTCTTATATGCAGTTGGTACTTACTTAAGACAAATTCCTAGAGCAGCATTAACTGAAGATGCATTAATATCAGCAGAAATTAAATCAGGTTCGGTAACGGCATCGGTGGCACCTGATTATGGATTTAGAGTTACAACTCCATTTACATCTTCAATTGATGCAAACGGATATTTCGCTACACAAATTGCTTCTCAATTTACTGGTTCTATTAATGTAAGTGGAAGTTTATTTATAAATGATGTTAGCGGTGGTGTTTATATTGCATCATCTTCATTCTTATATTCCGATGGTACTTATTTAAGAAATATACCTCGTTCAGCATTAACCGAAGATGCATTAGTTTCAACTGAAATTAAATCAGGATCGGTAACAGCATCTGTTTCTCCTGATTATGGATTTAGAGTAATAAGTGATAGAACTGGTTCACAAGTAGCGGCCCAAATTACTGGTTCGGTTGATATTAGTGGTTCGCTAACTGTTAAAGATTTTATATTCGGTGATGGTAGATTTATTACAAATGTACAAGCAGCAGCATCTCCATTGATAGCAAGTGGTTCTGCAACGGCATCGGTAGCAGATGGTGAACGATTTGTAGTAACAACTGCAAAGACTGGTTCTGAAATAGGTTCTGAATTTACTGGTTCTGTTGAAATTAGTGGTTCATTAATTGTATCTAACTTTTTAATTGGTGACGGTACTTTTATTACAAATGTAGTAGCTGCAGCATCTCCTAAAATTGCTAGTGGAAGTGTAACCGCATCCGTATCACCTAACTTTGGGTTTAGAGTAGAAACACAAGCAACTGGTTCTGGGATTGGTTCTCAATTTACTGGTTCTATTTCAGTTAGTGGAAGTATTCAAGCTGTTACTTATTTTGGTGATGGTTCTAATTTAACAAATGTAGCAGCTGCGGCTGCACCAAGAATCGCATCTGGTTCTGTAACGGCATCGGTAGCACCTAATACTGGATTATTAGTAAATTCATATGTAAACATTAGTCAAACTGTACCATCTTCATCTGCTGGTTTAATAGTAAGTGGAGCAGCTTTAATTAGTGGTTCAATCACTGCATCTCGTTATGACGGAGATGGTGGGGGATTATTTAACATTCCGGCATCAGCATTACAAGATCTTGAATTGGATAGAATACAATCTGGTTCTGGTAGAGCAATAGTAAGCCCGCAGGAATTAAATGTTAATGTACCAATAACAGCAGCTCTTTTCATAGGTGATGGTGGTGGATTATTCAATATCCCTGCAAATGCATTGGAAGATTTACAATTAGATAGAATTAGATCTGGTTCTGTTGAAGCAGTTATTTCTCCTAACAACGGATTGGAAGTAAATACAAAGACTAGAATATCATCATCATTATCTGTTAGTGGTGGATTATTTGTAACAGGTGGAAATATAGTATTAAATGGTAGTGGTTCTGCATTTGTTGGTGATGGTAGTGGATTATATAATATTACTATTGCTAATTTATCATTTGAAACATCTATAATGAAATCGGGCTCATTTACGGCATCGATTTCTCCTGATAAAGGATTTGTAGTAAATACATCGGCTAGTATTTGGGGTAATTTATATGTTGGTGATAATTTAAGAGCAACAACTATAACTGGTAGTACTCAAATATATTCTCCAATAGTAAGTGGTGGTTTATTGGGTACATACACATATCAAGGAAATGGACCAACTGCATCTGCTGAATATGATATTTTAAGATTTGATGAAAATAGAGGGCATTATATTCCTCAACCTGAAACTTCATTAACTGAAACTGTATCGTTTAATAATGTAAGTAGTTTAACTATTGTACATAATTTAGGGATTAGATATCCAATGGTACAGGTTTACGCCACTGGTTCGGAAGACCAAATTTTACCAGGTACAATAAAATCAATAGATGATGATACTATTCAAATTGTATTTAGTGGATTGACAAGTGGACATGCTGTAATTGGTAGTGGTGGTTCTCTAATTAGTGGTACAATAGAAGGTGGTAGAGTAATTGGTACGGTATTATCAGCATCATTTGCACAAGTAGCTGGTACAGCTAATAGTCTTGTTGGATTTGATTCATCATCATTAGCAGCATTAGGTGACTTGCAAAACTTTGTAAGAAATTCACAAACATCATCAATGGCGGTGTTTAGTGCAGTAAGTTCTTCTTACGCATTAACCGCATCATACGCATTAAACGCAGGTGTAGGTAGTGGTACTGAATTATTTATATATCAAACAAGTTCATTAGTAAAAGCACAAGTAGGAAAAATTCATTTTACTGGTTCTGGTGTTGATGTAATATCATCTGGGTCAGATGGTGTATTGGTAACCATACTAGGTGGTGGAGTAACATCATTAACCGCATCGTATGTTGCATCATCTGATGTTGATGGGCCTTTGGGAATGGATAGTATAACCTTTGCAAGAACTGCATCTTATGCATTATTTGCATTAAATACTCCATCATCTGATACATCATCATTCTTACAAATTAATACAAACCAAACAATAAACGCATCACTTACAATTAGTGGTAGCTTGGGTGTTACTGGTAGTAGTTTTTTAACTGGACCGGTTGTAGCAAATAGTTCAGTACAATTAAATAATTTACCAACAGGTTCATCGGAAGAAGTTGTAGTTTGGAATAATGTAACAAAAAGATTAGAAAGACGAAATATAGCAGCAGCAGTGGGTTCATCTGGTACAGGTGGTAGTAGTGGTACAACTGGTTCATCTGGTTCATCAGGAAGTAGTGGAACATCTGGAACGTCTGGTTCAGCTGGCTCATCTGGAAGTAGCGGAACATCTGGTTTTGATGGGACATCTGGAACGTCTGGTTCATCTGGTACATCTGGTAGTAGTGGAACATCAGGAACATCTGGTTCATCTGGCACATCAGGTTCATCTGGTACATCTGGTTCATCTGGCACATCCGGTTCTTCTGGAACATCTGGTAGTAGTGGAACTTCTGGTTCGTCTGGAACATCTGGAAGTTCTGGTTCATCGGGAACTTCTGGTTCTTCTGGTACATCTGGTTCGTCTGGAACATCTGGAACATCTGGGTCAACTGGTTCGTCTGGAACATCTGGTAGTAGTGGTACATCGGGCTCATCAGGAACTTCTGGAACATCTGGTAGTAGTGGAACATCGGGAACATCTGGTTCATCTGGTACATCAGGTTCATCTGGTACATCTGGTTCATCAGGAACTTCTGGTTCGGCTGGGTCATCTGGTTCATCTGGTTCTACGGGTTCATCTGGTTCATCTGGAACATCGGGAACATCTGGTAGTAGTGGAACATCGGGAACGTCTGGTTCGGCTGGTTCGGCTGGTAGTGGTGGCTCGGCAGGTTCTTCTGGTTCAAGTGGTTCTGGTGGTACTACTGGTACTGGTGGTAGTGGTGGTTCGTCTGGAACTTCTGGTTCATCTGGAACTTCTGGAACGTCTGGAACGTCTGGTTCATCCGGAACATCTGGCTCTGATGGTCAATCTGGTACATCGGGAACTTCTGGTACTTCTGGTACTTCTGGAAAAGATGGTACATCTGGTAGTAGTGGAACTTCGGGAACATCTGGTTCAACTGGTTCAGCTGGTTCTTCTGGTACGTCTGGTATAGATGGAACTTCGGGTTCATCTGGAACATCTGGTTCAGCTGGTTCATCTGGAACATCTGGTACGAGTGGTTCTACTGGCTCATCTGGAACTTCTGGTTCTTCTGGAACGTCTGGTACAAATGGTTCTTCTGGTTCTTCTGGTACATCCGGAACATCTGGTTCTACCGGTTCTGCTGGTACAACTGGTTCATCGGGAACTTCTGGAAGTAGTGGGACAAGTGGAACGGATGGTACATCTGGAACGTCTGGTTCGTCTGGAACATCTGGTACTGATGGTTCAGCTGGTACTACGGGTTCGTCTGGAACATCTGGTAGTAGTGGTACATCAGGAACGTCTGGAACTGATGGAACATCTGGTTCGGCAGGTTCTTCTGGAACTTCTGGTACTGATGGTTCAGCTGGTACTACGGGTTCATCTGGTTCATCTGGTTCGTCTGGAACATCGGGAACTAATGGTTCATCTGGAACGTCTGGAACTGATGGAACATCTGGCACAAGTGGAAGTTCTGGTACTGATGGTTCAGCTGGTACATCGGGAACATCTGGTTCATCCGGTACGTCTGGAACAAATGGAACGTCTGGTACTTCTGGTTCAGCTGGTTCATCGGGCTCTGCTGGTTCGTCTGGTTCGGCGGGTTCTTCTGGAACTTCTGGTACAAGCGGTACATCTGGTTTAGATGGTACATATTTTGGTTCATCTGGTACATCGGGAACGTCTGGAACATCTGGAACGTCTGGTACATCTGGTACAAGTGGTACAAGTGGTACTTCTGGTAAAGATGGTACGTTTAATGGTAGTAGTGGAACTTCTGGATTATCAGGAACGTCTGGAACTTCTGGAACATCTGGCTCTAATGGTTCAGCTGGTTCATCTGGAACGTCTGGAACATCTGGTACGTCTGGTTTAGATGGTACATATTTTGGTTCATCGGGAACTTCTGGTTCATCGGGAACTTCTGGTATATCTGGCTCGTCTGGAACATCTGGTAGTAGTGGTACATCGGGAACATCTGGTGTTGATGGAACATTCAATGGTAGTAGTGGAACATCCGGTACATCGGGAACATCTGGTTCATCTGGTACAAGTGGTACATCTGGTTCATCTGGCACAAGTGGTACATCTGGTTTAGATGGAACTTTATTTGGTAGTAGTGGTACAAGCGGAGAAAGTGGAACTTCTGGTTCTGCTGGTACATCGGGTGTATCTGGTACTAATGGGTCTGCTGGTACATCGGGAACATCTGGTTTAGACGGAACTTTATTTGGTAGTAGTGGTACATCGGGAACATCTGGTACATCGGGAACTTCTGGTTCAAGTGGTACATCGGGAACTTCTGGAACATCTGGCTTAGATGGTACATTCTTTGGAAGTAGTGGTACGAGCGGAGAAAGTGGAACATCTGGAACTTCTGGTACTGATGGTTCTGCTGGTAGTGCTGGTTCATCTGGTTCATCTGGGTCATCTGGTACATCTGGATTGGATGGTACATTCTTTGGAAGTAGTGGTACTTCTGGTACATCCGGAACGTCTGGAACATCTGGTTCAACCGGTACAGCTGGTAGTGGTGGTTCTTCTGGTACTTCTGGTAGTGGTGGTTCGTCTGGTACTTCGGGAACCTCTGGGGTTAATGGAACTTTCTTTGGTAGTAGTGGAACGTCTGGTTCATCGGGAACATCTGGAACTTCCGGAACATCTGGTGTAAGCGGTTCATCTGGAACAACAGGTTCTTCTGGTACAACTGGTTCGTCTGGTTTAGATGGTACATACTTTGGTAGTAGTGGTACGAGTGGTGTATCTGGAACGTCTGGTACAAGCGGTGTAAGTGGTTCATCTGGAGTAAGCGGTACATCTGGTACAACGGGTTCATCCGGAACTTCTGGAGTAAATGGTACAATGTTTGGTAGTAGTGGTACATCTGGTACATCTGGTACTGGTATTGCTGGTACGTCTGGTACATCGGGTGTAACTCCTCCTGGTATGACTTCGGGAACATCTGGACAAGATGGAACTTTATTTGGTAGTAGTGGTACATCTGGGAATAGTGGAACTTCTGGTACAACACCTCCGGGTATGACTTCGGGAACATCTGGACAAGATGGAACTTTATTTGGTAGTAGTGGTACATCTGGATTAGCTGGAACATCTGGCACAACTCCTCCTGGTATGACATCTGGTACATCGGGTACATCTCAATTCCCTGTAAATGGAAATACTGATAATGGTTTACTAACATATGATGTAGCAACTGTTGGAGCAAACGTAGAAGCTAATATTACATTTAATGGTTCTACTTTAACAATTGTAGGAAATACAACTCAAACTGGGGATGTAAATGTAACAGGAGCAGTAACAGCAACTACACATATAACTTCAACAACATTTAGAGAAACATTTAATAATTTAGGAACTGGTGGTAGTGTTAATTTAGACCTATCAACGGCTAATAACTTTAGAAGACAATTTAATGCAAATGCAACAATAACATTCACTAATCCTCCTGCATCAAACGCATTTGGATTTACAATACTTACTGTAAATGCAGGAGCATATACATTAAACTGGCCAGCAAATATCCAATGGCCGGGTGGAATTGAATTTCCACTATTAACAAATACTGGTGTAGATGTTTTAGTATTCTATACTTATGATGCAGGGACAACCTATTATGGATTTGTAAGCGCTAAAAATTTAAGTTAAAATTATGGGAATATTTAGAAGATTAACAGAATCAACAGAAAGTACAGCAGTGTTTCCCTTTGTATTTAAGATAACAACATCGTCTGCTAATACTCAATTTACTGTACCATTAGCTAATTATTTAGGTTTAACTCCATCTGTAACAATAGATTGGGGAGATGGCACATCATCGCCATTAATAACATCAACTACATCTCCGGATAGAATTCATACATACGCATCTGCAGCTACTTATATAATAACTATTAGTGGATTTATGCCAGGTTTTGTGGTAAACAATAATGCATCAATTAGAAGTTTAATTACTGAATTAGTTCAATGGGGAATCGTTGGATTGAGAACAGTCAATTTTTATGGATGTAATAATTTAACAGTAATACCTGGAAGTGCAGCATTGGATTTAGTGGGTGGATATACTGGACTAAATGAAGTACAAAGCTTTGTATATTTTATGAGAGGTACTGGAATAACATCAATACCAGCTGACCTTTTTGATTATTCCCCAAGCGCAACAATATTTACGGATGCTTTTTCAACTACGCCAATTACAACAGTACCAAATGGTTTATTTGATGAAGTTACTAATGCAACTACGTTTGCATCTTGTTTTTTCAATTGTACATCTTTAACTAATGTACCATCTACATTATTTGATAATTGCCCAAACGTAACATCCTTTTCTGCAACATTTAGAAATTGTAGAGCATTAACAAATGTATTACAATTTACAAATAATTTAAATGTATCTACATTTAATAACGTATATAATATGAGTTCTACAACAAATGCATTAGTAGGAAATGCTCCTACATTGTGGACTAGAACACCAACACCATCTGGTGTAGATGCGTTTAATAATTGTACAGGTTTATCAAATTTCGCATCAATACCTGCAAACTTTAAATAATATGTATTTAAGAATAATAGACAATATAATTAATTATCCATATGATATAATTACATTAAGAAAATCGCATCCTAATGTAAGTTTTCCTGTTAATTTAACAAATGAAGTTTTGGCTGAATGGGGTATGTATGAGGTTACACCAAATCCAAAGCCAAATGATTACACAAAAAATATTACCGAAGGAACTCCTGTTTTAACGGATGGTATATATTATCAAAATTGGATTCAAACCGATGCATCTCAAGCTGAAATTGATTATAGAATAGAAAATCAATGGTTTGTTGTTAGAGAAACTAGAAATGAATTATTGGCAGAATGTGATTGGACACAATTAGCAGATATTCCGAATGAAACAAAAGAATTGTGGACATCATATAGAACACAATTAAGAGATATTACATCTCAACCTAATCCTTTTTCTATTAATTGGCCTGTGAAACCTTAAAAGGAAATTTTTTATATTTATACACATAACAAACGTAGATAAATATAGATGGTAATACACAGTCCCATATTTTCAGGCTCAATTTCACAAGCTTCAAATGCGTACGCAAATTTAAGTGGTTCATTTACTGGGTCCTTTACTGGTTCATTTAAGGGTACAATCAATGTGTCACAAGCATCGTTTGATTACCTTGATGTAAATCAAAGATTATATGTAAGTGGTTCACAAATTATGTCTGGGTCTATTTATTTGACACAAGGCGGATATTTAGTAGATGGGGTAAACGTATTAGATTCAGCTATAGCATTTGCAATAGCATTAGGATAAAAATAAAAAAGAAATGGCAAATACATTTAAAAATAGTATAACAAGTTTAGTAGGAACAACCGGTGTTAATGTATATCAAGCACCATCGGCAACATCAACAACAGTTATAGGAGTTAGTGTAGCTAATGTTAATACACAAAACATTTCAGTTAGTGTAATGATACATGATACTTCAACAGCTAAAGCTGTACATCTAGTTAAGAACGCTTTAATTGTTCCTGGCGGTGCATCTGTTTTAGTTGGTGGTGAGCAAAAATTGGTTTTAGAATCTACGGATTTTCTATCGGTGACATCATCTTTAGCAAATTCAGCAGATGTAATTGTTTCGGTTTTGGAAATAACATAAAGTTTTAGATAATGCAGAATTTAGGTAATAATCCTAATGGTTTAAATCAACTAAGCGCAAGTTTAGTTTCTTTATTTGTAAGTGGAAGTAGAATAGCTAACTTTTCATCTGCGTCTGGATTGCAGATTGATAAGGTTGGTACATTTTCTAATACAACCCTTGAGATAACAGCTAATACAAAAATTAGTGGTTCAATAACAGCATCATTATTTAATGGTGATGGTGGTGGATTATTTAATATTAATGCAGCTTCAGTAGGAGATTTAGATAGATTAAAATCAGGTTCGGCAACAGCAATTATTTCTCCAAATAAAGGTTTAGTAGTAAATACTGATTTAACAGTAGCAGGTACAATAAATGCAACTGAATTAAAAGTAACATATATATCATCATCAATAATCTACGCAAGTGGTTCATCTAAATTTGGTGATGCACAAAATGATAAGCAAGAATTTACTGGTAGTGTTAATATAACTGGTTCATTATTTTTTGGAACGGGCTCTTTAAAGCAAGATATAACAACTGAAGAAGTTTTAGTTTATAACATAACAACTGGTAAGGTTGGTATTAAAACTTCAGCAGCTTCATCTGGAACATCGGGAACATCTGGAACATCAGGAACGTCTGGAACATCGGGAACGTCTGGTACAAGTGGTACATCTGGAACTTCTGGTAGTAGTGGAACTTCTGGAAGTAGTGGTACAAGTGGTTCTTCTGGTACAAGCGGAACATCGGGTACATCTGGAACTTCAGGAACATCTGGTACATCTGGTACAAGTGGTACAAGTGGTACAAGTGGTACAAGTGGTACATCGGGAACTAGAGGTACATCGGGAACAAGCGGTACATCAGGAACATCTGGTACAAGCGGTACGTCTGGTGTTAGTGGAACTTCAGGAACATCTGGTACAAGCGGAACAAGCGGAAGTAGTGGAACATCTGGAAGTAGTGGAACATCTGGAAGTAGTGGAACATCTGGTACATCTGGATTAACCGGTACAAGCGGTACATCTGGATTGACAGGAACATCTGGAACATCTGGATTAAGTGGTACAAATGGTACATCGGGAACTTCTGGAATAAGTGGAACTGCTGGTACATCAGGCACATCAGGAACATCTGGTACATCTGGAACTTCTGGATTAACTGGTGCTGGTGGTGGTAGTGGTTCTTCTGGTTCGTCTGGTATATCTGGTACTTCTGGAACATCCGGTACTTCTGGAACATCTGGAACATCAGGAACTTCTGGAACATCAGGAACTTCTGGAATTAGTGGAGCTGGTGGTGTAAGTGGTACAGCTGGAACATCGGGAACATCTGGAACGTCTGGTACATCTGGAACTTCTGGAACACGTGGTACATCTGGAACATCTGGTGTAAGTGGTTCGGCTGGTTCTTCGGGAACAAGTGGAACATCTGGAACGTCTGGAGTTAATGGAAGTAGTGGTACATCTGGAACATCTGGTGTAAGTGGTTCGGCTGGTTCTTCAGGAACAAGTGGAACATCTGGCACAAGCGGTACATCTGGTATAGGTAGTAGTGGAACATCTGGTACATCAGGAACATCAGGAACAAGAGGTACATCTGGAACGTCAGGTACATCGGGAATAAATGGTAGTAGCGGTACATCTGGCACATCTGGAATAAATGGTAGTAGCGGTACATCTGGCACAAGTGGAACATCTGGTACAAGTGGCACATCTGGAATTAGTGGAAGTTCGGGAACATCTGGCACATCAGGTACATCGGGAACTTCTGGTACTTCTGGAACATCGGGAACATCTGGGATATCAGGAACATCTGGAACTTCTGGAACATCAGGTACATCCGGTACACGTGGAACTTCTGGAACATCGGGAACTTCTGGTACAAGTGGAACATCGGGCACATCGGGAAGCAGTGGAACTTCAGGAACTTCTGGTACATCCGGAACATCTGGTACATCTGGGGTTAATGGTAGTGATGGAACATCTGGCACATCAGGAACTTCTGGAACTTCTGGCACATCGGGAACATCTGGAACTAGAGGTACATCCGGAACTTCTGGCACATCGGGAACTTCTGGAACATCTGGCACATCCGGAACAAGAGGTACATCTGGTACTTCTGGTACGAGTGGTACATCAGGAACTTCAGGTACATCTGGAACATCTGGTTCATCGGGAACTTCTGGATTATTATCATTAACTGGTACAACTGATAATGGTGTAATCACATTAAACGGAACTGCACCAAACGCAACCGTTGAAGCAAATTTAAGATTTGATGGTACTACATTAGCAGTAACTGGTAACGCTACAATTAGTGGTGACCTTACTGTAAGTGGTACTACAACATATATTAATACAACAACTCTTAACATAGGTGATAATATTATTACACTTAACGCAGATATTGGAGCAGCAACTGCACCAACCGAAAATGCAGGTATAGAAGTTAAGAGAGGTAATGCCGCAACAAAAGCATTTTATTGGGAAGAAGCAAATGATAGATGGTATGCTGAAGATGGTCTTTATGTAGCTGGTAATGTAGTTCTTAGCGGAACAGTGGATACTGGACAGGGAGCTACGGAAGTTCATTTAATGAATCAAAATCTTAGAACAACCGATTCACCAACTTTTGTAAATGTGACAGCAACTTTAATAGGAACTGCTGATAGAGCAGAAGCTGTTGATTCAAACGATACTAGAAATACAAACGATACCCCTTCAAGTAAAAATGCTGGAGTTTATTTTGATTTTAAAGCAAATAGTACAAACGGATTAAGTGATGGTGGTACATATAACGGACAAATGTTTTGGAGAAGTTATGGTGGTAGTACCGATTTAAGTGGTGGATATCCAATACAAATTGCATACACTGCTGCTGGTAGAATATGGAGTAGATTGGGCACATCATCATCTGCTTGGGCATCTTGGCAACAAATATTAAATAGTGTTGACCAAGCATTTGCATATAATATGAATCAAAACGTTAGAACAACGGATAATGTTATACATAATCAGGTAACAGCAAACTCTGGTGGTAATGGTGGAGCATTTTATCTATCTGATACTGGTGCTGGTTTATATAGAGATAATACTTACGATGTTGTACTATTACAAGGTAATTCATCTGGTAATAAATTATTTATGGCAGGTGCTGGTGAAGTTAGAGTAAGTATAGATTCTAATGATAATGAAACTGCACAAAAATTCGTAGTTGGTAATAACGCAATTAAATCAACAAACGAATTATTCTCTGTAAATGAAAGTGGCACAACATTCGCATCATCTGATTTCAGAGCACCAATATTTTATGATTCAGATGATACTACATATAGAATTGATGGACTTGGTGCATCTGTTTTAAATGAACTTACAACAAACGGAATATTTAGAGCAAATGGATCTGGTGCACCATTTATGAGATGGCATAATACATCAGCATCTGGATATCTATTATTGGGATTATATAACGACCAAGGAACACAAAGAGTTTGGTTTGGTTTAGGTGGAAGAACACAAACATTTGGTTCATATGCAGCATATTCACAGGATGGGTTATCTATGAATTTAGATGGAGCTGGAGCAATCAATATTTCAAATAGAGGTTCATCTAAAAGAATTAATTTAAATACTGGTACTGAAGGGGCTACGAATTTTACTACATTAAGATTAGATAATCAGAATGTGTATATAACACCTGATTCAAACACAGGTACTTTAGATGCACCTATATTTAGAGAATTAACAAACACAGCATATTATGTAGACCCATCAAATAGTGGTACATCATTTTATATGGGTGGTGGTATGGTAACAACCGCACCAGGTGGTACTATCCTAATGAAACACGCAGTTAGTGAAGTTGATGCATGGATATTCCAAGAAAACGCAGCAAACTGGGGATTGTATTGGAAAAACAACCCATCCGGTCACCATGCATTCGGAGCATATACAACGGTAGGAGCTGAATTGGTGGGTATGTCAGCAGCAAACGCAAGTGGAGCTGGTGTACAAACATCTAACTTTGTAGGAGCATCATCTGCATGGGCACAATGGATGTTATCTAACTACACTGGATACATTTGGTCAGCTAGTACAATTGATGCAGCTGGAGACATGAGGTCACCAATATTTTATGATAGAAATGATACGGGATTCCGTTTAGACCCAACTGATTATTCATATTTAAGATATCTTAAAATTAGAAGTAGTGGTAGTTCGTCTGGAACTAGAGCATTGACAATATTATCCGAAGGACAGGGAGAAATTAACTTTGGGGCTTATCCAGCATCTTGGACAGCGGCATTACAAATTCAAAATAATAACAATACAGATTTTGTTTGGATTTCACCAATAGATGATGGCTACAACGCAAGATTTAGAACTGGTGGATGTGGATTGGATTTTTACACAGATGGTAGTACGGATACTGGTAATTATTCCCTATTTGTAGGAAGTGGATATGCACAAGGTATTAATTCATTGAGAGCACCAATATTTTATGATTCTAATAATACTTCATATTATGTGGATCCTGATGGTGGTGGGTTTGTAATGAGAGGTGGTTCTAGTAATAGAGTTAGTTATTATACTAATGATTCTGGATTTAGAGTTCAGAATCCGGAAGGTAATGGTACTAGTGATGTAAGATTGGGGGCAGCATGGGGAAGGCCTGGTGTATATTCTAGTAATTATTTAAGTTTAGGTTCTGAAAGTTACATTGAATTTGTAACTGGAAATGGGCAAAGAGCTTATATAGATGGTGGTTCAAATGTGTTTGCATATGGTTCTATGAGAGCTCCAATATTTTATGACCAAAACGATACGGCTGGATATATAGACCCAAATACACCTGTTAATGGTTTTAGATTTTATAGTGGCGCTGGCTGGTGGCAATTAAGAGGACAAACTCATTGGGATAGTCAGCCTGGTATTGATTTAAGTGGTGGTACATCGGAATTCCGTTTTAGTTCAACTGGTGGAAACTGTAATTTAAGAACCGATGGTTGGCTTATTGCACATGATTATCTCCAATCACTTAACCAATCGTACTCTACAATACATTATGACCAAAATAATACGGGATACTATATAGACCCTAATAATGTATCACAACTTCATTATGTGATGGCCGATAACTGGTTTAGAGCACAAGGTGGTAGTGGCTTCTATACACAAGATTATGGTTCACATTGGAGAACTTCATTTGCATCAGCATATGGAACCTGGGAGTCCTTTGGTTTTTCTAGAAATGGATGGGCAGGATTAAATGTTATAGACCCATCTGGATATTGGAATAACTATATGCACGAAAGTGGTAATGGTGGTTTATATCAACAAAACGGAAGTGGCTGGGTATGGTATTGGAGCAGAGGAAATGGATGTTTAGGTATCGGTGGTTCATCTACCGTTGGTGGATATAGAGCAAGAGTAAATGGAGGATTATATGTAGACTCCACCTTATATGTTCCAGCTGCTGTATATGGTACTATATTCTATGATGCAAATGATAGTGGATATTATTTAGACCCTAATGGTGTAGACAACCAAGGTTTAAGAATTAGAGGTGGTACACTTCATGGACCTAACTGGAGTTGGGGAGCATATCTACGTGTTGGTACTAATGGTTATCTTGATGGTTGGGCACACGTAATGACAACCAATGGTAACTTACACTTAGATTGTAGAGCTGGATATGAAACTTATATCAACCACTATACTGGTAATAGAACTTATCTTTATGAAATAAGAACAAACTTTATTTACGATAGAGATAATACTGGATATTATTCTGACCCGAATGGTACATCTCGTATGAACTATGTTATACATGATAACGTTTATTCATATAGCTGGATTTTCTCTCAAAACAATATTATCGCTTACTATTCGGATGAAAGATTGAAAACTAATTTAGGACCAATTGAAAATCCATTAGATAAAGTGAATCAACTTAATGGATTCTACTATATTGAAAATGATTTAGCACGTTCATTTGGATATAAAGATGAAAAGGTTCAAGTAGGTTTATCAGCTCAGCAAGTTCAAGCAGTATTACCACAAGTTGTAACTCTAGCTCCGTTTGATATGGATATAGATAACGAAACTAAAGAGATTAAAGGTTCTAAAACTGGTGAAAACTATTTGACTGTTGATTACGAAAAGATAGTACCTCTATTAGTAGAAGCTATCAAAGAACTTAGTGATGACTTAAATAAAACAAAAGCTGAAGTTACCGAATTAAGAAAATTGATAGAAGAAAAATAAAAAGTTATATATTTATTAAAAAGAATTAAATAATTTAATTATGGGATATACATACGAATGGTCTTTAGTAGGACTTAGAAAACAAAATACTGATACTCTAAGTGATGTTGTAGTTGGTACTAACTGGAAAGTAATTGCAACCGATACTGATGGTAATGTGGGTACTTTTGTTGGAGCAACTCCATTTGCACCACAAGACCTTAATGGTGATGGGTTTGTAGATTATAGAGATTTAACCGAAAATTTAGTATTGGGCTGGGTTAAAAATGTAGTAAGTGGTTCAGCTCCTACTTCATATTGGGACCACATCAATGGACAAATCACAAAAGAAATAGAAGCTAAAAAGTATCATAGAATAACTGTTAGTGATGCTGATTTACCTTGGTCCCCTACATCTGGTAGTAATTTATACGGAGCAGACCCTCAACCGGTATAGTAGTACAAGCGATTTTATATACAATGTTCAAAATGCAGATTTATAAACAAATTTGTGTTTTGAACATTTTCTTTATATTTATATGAGTATTAATGTAACTATTTACAAATATACATTCAAAACACAAATCGGAGAAATAAAATGGCAGAAAGAATCGTATCACCCGGCGTATTCACAAGAGAAAATGACCTATCCTTCTTAGCGCAAGGAGTAGGTGAAATTGGAGCAGCATTTATAGGACCTTTCAAAGAAGGGCCTGTTTTTGTACCAACAATTGTGAGAAGTCAATCAGAGTTTGAAGAAATGTTCGGAAAACCTGATGGAACTTATTATACTGAATATGCAGTACAAAACTATTTAAGAGAAGCTGGTACAGCAACAATCGTAAGGGTTGGTGGAATCGGTGGATATCAACAAATTGAACCATTGGGTATATTTGCATCCAACGGAGCTGGTGCAGCTAGATTAGTTGCAACATTACATTCAACTAAAACTGGTGATGAGAAAGTAGGTTTCCCATCTGCAGTTATTGCTAGTAATAATACAGCAGCTAACTCTGGTTCATTCTTATTATCATCTTCATTTGGTTGGATATCATCATCTATATTACCAAAAAATACAAACGATATTTCTGATGTATTTGGTGAATCTACTTTTGGTAGTAAAACCGCATATGCATATACATACTTTGAGTATTTTGCATCATCATCATTTAGTAATCCATCTAACGGTACTATAATGAGCGTTGAAACATTACCAACTCAGGACTTTGCATTTGATGCATCAGCAGCTGAAACTCCAGTGGTTAAATCTCAATTAGTAGATGGTACAAGATATAATCTATTTAAGTTCGTAACCAAAGGACATGGTACAGGATACAATACTAAATTTAAAGTTGGTATTTCAAATGTAAAAGCAGCTGGTGAAGATGCTTCTACTGATTATTCTACATTTACTGTAACGATTCGTTCATATAGTGATACGGATAAAAGAAAGACTGTTTTGGAATCATTCCAAAATGTAAACTTAGACCCTAATTCAGCAAATTATATTGCTAGAAGAATAGGTGATAGATATTTTACAATTGGTGATACTGGAAAAATTACTGAATTTGGTAATTATTCAAATCAATCAAAATATATAAGAGTTGAAGTTCAAAATACTACTGATTTGGCTGGACCTGGTTCATACCCAATATCAGCAGCACCATTTGGACATGGGGCTTATACAAACCCAATTGAAGCAACTAATAATGCACAAGCATTAAGATTACCATCTGTAGTTTATCAAACAAACTCAGCAGGTAACACTTCATCATCTCCAGTATATTATGCTGGTATGGATTTTGAAAGTGAAGGTATATCTGGTGATAACGCTCAGTTCTTAAAACCAATTCCTGTTGGAGCACAAACTGGTTCAAATCTTGATTTTGGATTTGATGGTAATATAAGTGGTATAGGATTAACATATCAAATTACAGGTTCATCAGCAACTGATATGGTTAAGAGACAATTTGTATTAGGTTTCCAATATGGATTTGATGGTTTAAACCCAACATTAACTGTAGCAAAACCTGGAGATGCAGATTGGGGTCCGGGTAACACTCAGGGATTCAATTGTTCAACATCAGCAACATCTGGTTCGGTAGCTTACAATAAAGCATTAAACGCAATTTCAAATCCTGATGAGTATGATATTAATATGTTAGTAACTCCTGGTATTGTAAGAAGTTTACATCCATCTATTGTTACTAAAGGTATTGATATTTGTGAAGATAGACAAGATTGTTTTTATATAGCTGATTTTGTTGATTATAACGCAACTATAACAGGTGTAACTGAAGCAGCTAACGCGGTTGATACAAACTACGCAGCAACTTACTATCCTTGGGTTAAAACAATTGATACTAACACAAATAAATTAATAACTGTACCACCATCAGTATTGATGCCGGCTGTATTCGCTGCAAACGATAGATTAGCAGCTGAATGGTTCGCACCTGCTGGTTTGAATAGAGGTGGTATTACTGGAGCAGTTTCAGTATTAGATAGATTAACACATGCTGAAAGAGATACTCTATATGAGAACAAAGTAAATCCAATCGCAGCATTCCCTGGACAAGGTATTGTAGCATTCGGACAAAAAACATTGCAAGATAGAGCATCAGCATTAGATAGAATCAACGTAAGAAGATTACTTATCACAATGAAGAAGTTTATAGCATCTACATCTCGTTTCTTAGTATTTGAACAAAATACTACTGAGACAAGACAAAGATTCTTGAACACTGTTAATCCTTACTTAGAGAGCATACAACAAAGACAAGGTTTGTACGCATTCAAAGTAGTAATGGATGAAACAAACAATACACCTGATGTAATCGATAGAAACATATTAGCAGGACAAGTGTTCTTACAACCGGCTAAGACAGCTGAATTCATAGTAATTGATTTCAACATCTTACCAACAGGAGCATCTTTCTCAGCATAATATGAAAATAAACAAAATTAATATTTATTAATACAAATAAAAGGAAAAGAAAATGGCAACAGTATTAGAATACAACGATATGTTCTACAAAACCTGGGAACCGAAAACCAAAGCTCGTTTTAAAATGAGTATAGATGGGATTGATGCATATTTGGTAAAGGCAGGTAATAGACCTCAAATCAACTTTGAAGTTGTAACTTTAGACCACATTAACGTGAAAAGAAAGTTACAAGGTAAAGGTGAGTGGCAAGATATCACACTTACACTTTATGACCCAATTGTACCATCAGGTGCACAGCAAGTTATGGAGTGGGTTCGTTTAGGACATGAATCAATCACTGGTAGAAAGGGATATTCTGAATTCTATAAAAAGACTATCAAAATTGAAATGTTAGGACCTGTTGGTGATGTAGTTGAAACTTGGACTTTATATGGAGCATTTCCATTGCAAGTAAACTTTGGTGAATTAGATATGACATCTAATGACCCAGCACAAATCGAATTGCAAATAGCATATGATTACGCTGTATTAGAATTCTAATCAAAAACATATAAAATTAAAGGGGATACTACAATATCCCCTTTTTTATGCTTTCTAATTTTTTTAAAAAGATGTATTTATATATACAAACTTAAAACAAGTAAAGTTATGAACGAAAAACAATATGATTTTCCAACGGAAGTTATCAGTTTACCATCGGAAGGTAAATTATATCCAAAAGACCATCCATTATCATCTGGTCAAATAACAATTAAGCACATGACTGCAAAGGAGGAAGATATCCTTTCTTCACAAAACCTTATCAAAAAAGGTATTGTGTTAGATAAGTTATTTGAATCGGTTATTGTTGATAATGTTAATATAGATGATATTCTTATTGGAGATAAAAACGCTATTATATTAGCAACAAGATTATTAGGATATGGGCCTACTTATCAAGCATCTGCATATTCTTCTCTAAAAGGAGATGTTATAAATATTGATGTGGATTTATCAAAAATTGAAACAAAAAAAGTAGATATATCCAAATTTGAAAATAAAAATGAATTTGAATTTATTACTCCAACTAGTAAAAATAAATTAACATTTAAATTATTAACTCATGGTGATGAAAAGGCTATCGATAAAGATATTACCGCATTAGAAAAGGTTAATAAAGATACTTCACATGATATTACTACTAGATTTAGACATATAATTAAAGCCGTAGATGGTGATAATAGTGTAGCAGCTATTAATAAATTTATAAATGGATTTTTAGCAAAAGATAGTAGAGCATTTAGAGATTACATTAAAACAATTCAGCCGGACATGGATATGAGAATCACATATACACATGAAGACGGACAAGAGGAGGTACTGCCCATAGTAATGGGCGTAGGGTTTTTTTGGCCTAGCTCCGAATCATAGTATTCAACTCCATACTCAAATTTTTGAGATGGTAAACTATGGTAATGGGTTCACAATAATGGATTTGTATAGAATGCCAACCTATCTTAGAATGTTTTACTACCAACAATTAGTAAATGCTAAGAAAAAGGAAAACGAAGCTATAGAACAACAAAATAAGCAATCAAAAGTTAGGATTAATAGATAGTCCTAACTTTTTTGTTTATATCATATTTATAGTTGTATTATTACAAATAACCGCATATGGCAAAGAAGTATAAAATAAAAAAATCAAATTTAACGGAGTTTTTTGGTTGGTTTTCAAAAAAAGACCCGCCTAAGCAAATTCAACAATTGATTGATGATGATCCTGAGCTACAAAAATTAAGAGATAAGATTGATTCTATAACAAGACAGTCTATTCCCAAATTTGAAAAAATGAAAAAGGAAAATCCTAAAGAATACGAAGCACTTAAAAGTGTAGGATTAGTACCATAATAATTGAATTAAATAATGGCCACTATACCTCAACAAGAAGAGCAAAGACTAAAACTATTAGAGCAGATTGAAGCAGCTGAAAAACGAATTAATGCGCAAAATGAAAAGATAGCTGTATCTAAAGCTAAAGAAGCTAAACGTCTTGAAAAAGTAATGGCTGCTGAAAAAAAGAGTTTAGAAACACTAAAGGAAGAACTCAAAGTAACTGAAAAACTTTTATCTACAAATCAAAAGAGGTCAGAGACTTTAAAAAAGCAGGCTCAATTTAAAAAAGAAATATTAGAAGATAGTGAAAACGAATTAAAATCATTTTCAAAACTATCAACAAGACTTAAAGCAGCATTAAATGATGAAAGCACAGGTTATAGTGCTATAGCTAGTGTATCTGCAAGAATAAGAGAAATTAATACAAAAATACTTCTTGTTAAAAAAGATGGTAAGAAGTTTACAGACGATGATAGAGCAGCTGCAGCTGATAAATTACAAAAATTATTTAGTGAAAAAGAACTTTTAAAACAGCAAAGAGAAGCTCTTCTTTCACAAGTAGAATCTACTCTTGATATTAGAGATACTACTAAAGGAATGAGTGAGGCTGCAAAAGAAGAATTAAAATTCAAAGAATCTATAAAAGATTTTGATGAAAACACTCAAAAAATCTTTATGGATATGTTTGAGCAACGAAAGGCATTTCTAGCACAAGAAAAAAGAATTGGGGAAATACAAGAACAGCAGAAAAAAATGTATGATGTAATACCAGATGGTTTAAAATCTATAATTGAAGGTGTTAGTACATTTCTTAAAATATCAAGTCTTGTAGTACTTGTTTGGGCTGGTATCGCGGCAATCTTTGCATTGGGTGTAAAGGCATTCACAGAATTATCTGCAGCAGCGAAGAAATTCAGACAAGAAACGGGAATTTTAAATTCTCAAATGGGTGATATTAAAGATAAAGCTGCAGAAGTTACTCAAGAAATGGCTCATTTAGGAGTAGAAGCTGAAGATGTATATAATGTAATTACTGAACTTAAAAACGAATTTGGTGATATAGCTAATATATCAAAAGATACAGTAAGAGCATTAACGGTATTAAATTCTAATTTTGGAATAGCTAACGAAGATGCAACTGAATTTGTTGCTCAATTACAAGCAATGACTGGATTGAGTGAACAAACTGCAACCAATTATGCAATACAGGTAACAAACGTTGCAAAATTGGCAAAAGTAGCACCATCTAAAGTATTTAAAGATATAGCAGAGGCAGCCAAAGATAGTGCTGAATATTTTGGAACTGGATTTGATAATATGGCCAAAACTGCAATTGAGGCTAGAAGACTTGGTACTACTTTAAAAGAAGTAATGGGAGTTAGTGAACAACTTTTAGATTTTGAAGGTAGTATAGAGCAGGAGTTAAAAGCTAATGCATTTGCACAAGGGCAATTTAATTTAACTCAAGCAAGAGCATTAGCAGCAACAAAGGATTATTCGGGTGCATTGGATGAGGTGTTAGACCAAATGGAAAGAGGTGGTAGATTTGCCGATAAAGACCTTTGGACACAAAAAGAATTAGCAAAAACAGTAGCTAGTACACCTGCGGTTATCCAAAAATTAATTCACCAACGAGAAAAATTAGCGCATTTGGGTGATGATGAAAAGGCATTAGCACTTCAAGCAATAGAAAATGGATTAGATATTACTAATGCAAGTAAAGAAGATTTACAATTAGCAATAAGTAAATTAAAGACAGAGCAAGAAATGCAAGGACAATTAACAAAAATTATAAATTCATTCAAAGGAATTGGTATGGTAATTGGAACTGCAGTACTTCCACTTATACAAGCTATGGTAATGGCTTTAGAACCATTTGCGATGCTTATTAATGGAATTGCAACTACATTTGGAAAAATAGGAAATGTGTTAAGTGGAGTATCTAAATCTTTATTTGGAGCAACTGAATTTGGTAGAGGTTTTTTCAAAGTATTAAAAGGAATAGCTACGGTTGCGTTAATAGCAGGTGGAGCTATGATGGCATTAAGTGGTAATGTATTTGGTGGAGCTGCTTTGGTTATTGCTGGTAGTTCTTTTTTAAATGGTATTAGTATAGATGATGGTGAAATTGATAAAGAAGGAAATGTTGTAAGTACTCCAAAAGGAACTGTAAGATTAAATTCTGAAGATACATTTGTTGGAAATAAAAATGGAGTTGTAGCTGGAACAAATTTATTCGGAGGTGGTTCTGAAAATGCAAGTTCTTTATCAAACCAAAAAACATCACAACAAACAAACTTTGCTCTTATTAATGAAATACGAGCAATGAGAAACGATTTGAAAACAGGAGGTATCCAAGCGTACGCAAGTATAGACGGTAAGAAATTAAATTCAGGTTTAATGTCAGTTCAATCTAAAAATACAAGAAATACATTAGGATTATAAAAATATAATATAAATGGCATCTTTAAAAGATTTATTTAAAACAAAAACTATATCAAGCGGACAAACCGCTGAAGTTACATATGCGCCTAAGAATAGTAAAGAAAGGCCAATTAGAACAAATAGTGTTTTAATAAATAATAATGTAATTTCTACTTTTAATAAATTTAGATTAAGAAACTCGGAAACAAATTCAGAAACTTTTATTGAAGAAACTCTAACAGGTTTAAGACCATTAAGATTATTATCTTCTCCATTTTTATATGGTACTAACATTATAAGACTTGCAACAAAAAGTACTTACGCAAAAGATTTGATGATTGCAAATAGAAATACCGGAGATGGTGGTATTGCTGGTATAGTTGCTGATGTGAGAGTTTCTGTGGCAGGTGCAGTTAATAGTGTGGGATTATATCCATATCCGATTTATCCATCGTTATTGGTAAAGGAAACGTATAAAGGCCAGAATTTACAAAACGCTTTTGATAAAGGTGAATCTATGAATTTTATTTATGGATTAAAGAAAAAAAGTGAGGGAGTTCCATTTATAGGAAATATTATTAATGGTACTATAAAAAATTTAAGAACATCGTTATTAACTAATCAAACCATAGGAGAATTAATAACCGAAGGTAAGAATATAACTACAAAATTATTTTTAAGAAATAACGCACTTCAATTTAGAGAGGCAAATACTAGATTTATATTATCTAACACCGCTAATATAAAAACAGGACCATTTTCATATACTCCTGATAGCACGTACTCTTCACTGTTACTTAAAAAAGATTCGCCGGAAATAAAAGATAGACATGATTTATCATCATTATTAAATTTATATAATAATCCATCTACCGAAGAGCAAATAGAATTAGATGAGGCCAAATTACCTTTTAATGCATTAAGTCTTAATCCCGAAAATGCAAAAAAATACAAAGACAAAAAAGGAAAAGACCGAAATAAAAGAGTTTTTGGAAATAATCAAAGACTTGCATTATTAGCTGGAGAAAAAAGTGAAGCTGAGATAGCAAAAATGTATTCTTATTATGGAGAGAAAGGTGATGGTACTGATACTTTTTCAAAAATAGCAGATAATTCTGATTATTCATTACAAAGAAAATATGGAATAAAGAATGGGTCGGATTATATAAATCAGTTATTACCAGCCTTAAGTGAAAAGGATGCGGCTAGTAAAGCAGATGAGGCTGATTTTGTTACTTTAAAATTTAAATCACCACTATTAACACCAGCTCAAACTGTTAGGTTTAGAGCAACTATTACTGGATTAACTGAAACGATGACGCCAACTTGGGATACTGCTAAATTTATTGGTAACCCATTCCCATTATACACATACAATCAAGTTGAAAGAATGGTTACATTTAATTTTAAAGTATTTTCTTTAAATAGAGCAGAACATGTAACAGCTTGGGAAAAATTAAATTTTTTAACTTCATTATGTTATCCACAAGAATATAGTAATGTATATTCTCCAACGGATTTTGAAAACGATAAAATGGATAATTACACTCATGTAACTCCACCTTTTATTGAATTTACATTGGGTAGTATGTTTGTAAATAAATATGCAATAATAGATAGTTTAAGTTATACTGTTGATGATAGTTACACTTGGGAAACTGGAATTAGTCCATTGGAATTTAACAAAGAGACGATGAAATGGGAACGTAACCCCGCTGCATCTAAGGTAAATGTTGAAAATGTTCACATAGGCGGTAAAGGTAAAGCCCAACCAGAAAAAGATAAAGCTGAAAAATCATCAACAACTAATTTATCTAAATATATTCTACCTCAAATAATAGATGTGGCTATTTCACTAAAATTAATAGAATCGGTTGGTACTACAATTGGTAGAAGATATTATACACCACAACCATTCACAGCGGTTTCTGATTTACCTGAAGTTGTGGTACAATCAACTCCTAAACAATAAAAAATGACAAGTAGATATCAAAATAATTCAACCAAAAAAAATAAAGAAGGTAAGGTTGTATATCAATCTAGAATATATACTAAAATTCCTTTATCTGATAATGATGTGTATGTAGCAACTGAAACGGGTGATAGATTGGATTCATTGGCATATGAATATTATGGAGATTCTACTCTTTGGTGGATTATAGCAGCTGCAAATAAATTACATAATGGTAAATTTGCATTAGCAGATGGTACGGTGTTAAGAATACCTGCAAATTATATCAATATAATTAATAATTTTATAAACTAAAAAATATATGTTTCCGCAGTTTGAAGAAATTGATTCAGTAATATATAACACTATACTTTCAAGAAATCCAATTAATATTGCAAAAAAAAGTATTTTTATAAGAGCAATTTCTGGAGCGGATGATGGTCTTATTTTGGAAAGTAACCCAAATAGAAATATATTTACATCACGTACAGATGGTGTTCTTGGAAGTGTTGCGAATGGAGCATCAATATATGGTACTAATACATCATCTGGAACTGTTGGTACTAATTGGAACGGTAAAATTATAAATCCAAGTGTAGGTAGGGCTGGTAGACCCAATCCAATAATTACAATGTTGCATATTGCAGAGGGAACTGACCAAATATCCAGAGAAGCTAATATGAATATAAGTTGTTTTTCATTAGAACAATTAGAATTGATACAAAAGTATTTTATGGAACCCGGATTTAGTTTGTTTATTGAATGGGGCTGGAATTCAACGGATGGGCAATTAGGACTAATTAAACCTAATGCAAATAATACAAAAGGATATATAACTTCTAATGAAATTTTAGCAGCTGCAAAAGGTAGGGGATTGAATAATGATACGTTAAAAAATATAAGAAAGCAATGTAAGGGAGAGTATGATTGTTATTTTGGATTCATAACAGGAGGTAGCGTAAAAAGTGAAAGTGATATTTTTAATATTGAAATTAAAATGCAAGGAGTACCATCATTACCAACTTACCTTCAATCTCATAATCAATCATTTGTTATTAATAAAAAAGATGGAGCGGTTGATTCAAATAATGGAGTTAATTTATATCCATTGACGGAGGTGTATGGTGAACGTGCAATTGGAACTGATGAAGATACGTTAATGAAAAGACGATTTAAAAATATGTTTAATAAATTACCATCACAAAGACAAACCGAAGAAGTTAAGGAATTGATGTCAAGTTGTAAATCTGGATATTTTATAAACTTTGATGATGTAGTAAAAAATAAAATTACAACTTCAAGTACACTTACTTGGAAAAAATTCTTTAATTTAGATTTTGAAGAAGATATTGAAGCTGAGAATGGGCCCATACCTAAAACAAGCTTCATTCAATCCGAAGCATATATAAAATTTTCATTAGCTATGGATATTTTAAATTCAAATGGTGGATTAATTTACACATCAGCTGGTTCTGATGTATCCATTAAAATAGATACATCGGATACAATATTACCAGCATTCCCTAATATCTTTTCAACAAAAAAAGATAAAATGGTAATACCTGGCTTTATTCCTGATTTTTCTAAATATTTTGATAATGCACAATTTGTGGACCAGCGTGATTTATATGAAAAAACTTGGGATAATGAAGGAACTTATAATATAGATACTCAAACGAGAGAAGCAATTGGTTCTGAAAAATTTATTAGATTTGGCCAACCAAAATCTATTGAAGAAACAGATGATACACTACCATACAGAGAAGAAGCAAATTATTGGGGTTATTTAAATGACCTTTATGTAAATTTTGATTTTTTTAAAAATACAATAAGTCAATCAAATAAAAATATAAGAGAAATATTAGAAGATTTATTAAATGGAATGTCCGATGCCGTTAATTCATTTTGGAATTTTCAAATTATAGAAGCAAAATCAAAAACAGACGGTAAACTAACTTTTAAAATAATTGATGAAAACTGGTCTGGTCAACTTACTTCGGATACTGGAATTAGAAAATTTCAACATAGTGGAATGCGTTCTAAATTCTTAGAAGCAAGTTTAGATATGTCAATCCCCGCTGATATGGCAAATCAAATAATAGCTAGACGTAACTCAATAGCAGTTAATGCAAATCAACCGATAATAGATGCAAACTCTGATAGTAATGTGTCTTTTTTTGGTGGTATTAAGGATGCATTTTTGCAAGTAAGTACAAATAATACTCTACCAACTGCGGAAATTACTGCAGCACCCACACCTACGGCTGTAACAACATCCACAGAGGCAGGAACAACCGAGTCAACAACCCAACCAACAACAAATACAGCAGCACCAGAGGAACCTGATTATTATTCTGAAAATTTAGAAAAATTAACTATACTTCCAAAGACAGATTTTATATCCGATAACTTCAGCTTCCCAACAAACAGAGCTGAACTTAATTTAAGTTTTAATATCTATACATTTGATGATATTAACTTATTTGATGTTATTAGAAATAAAACATTTTACACATACAAAAAAGGTACAGAATCATCAAACAAAAGAGTTTCTCCTTTATTACCTATAAAATATTCATTCAAAACATATGGTATTAGTGGATTGGAGAGGGGCAATATATTTCATGTGGATGGTATCCCTAAAAGATATTCAAATTTTGGATTTTTTCAAATAACACAATATGAGCAAGAAATTAGTGATTCATTATGGACTACTACAGTATCTGGCGATTTTAGACAATATCAATAATAATTAAATATGGATGTAAATAGATACAATAAACTAAATGGCTCATTTTTAAACAATAATTTTTCTACCGAAAAAATAGCAGCATATATCCCAACGCCAACGGATAATGATTATAAAAATGCTTATATTTACAGATATTTTGCACAAAAATCCAATGATACAAATTCATATATTTATGAAATTGAAAGTAAATCTGTAGGTAGTATTGAATTGAAGTTTTACACAATTGTTAAAGTAAAGTGGAGATTGATTGGAAATGCTGAACAAATAAAACAATCTAATTTTAATTCTATAAAATTGCATTTGAAAAAGATACCATTACTATATTTGTATCTTCCCAACCTTTTACAATTCGCAACCCCAAACTAATTTGGTGGATTGGATTATTTTTCGTATATTTACATATTATATGGGGATGCCTTGGACTTGATTGCAATGAGAATGGTAGTACCACACGTAGACAGAAGTGCTAGATGTCTTTAAATCTGTACAAAACAATAACTGACGAAATGTCAACTATGACCTTTGATTCTATGATGGAATTCATTGGTGCATCTGAGTACGCATACGCTGCTTAGTTCATTCCGCATCACTCGTGGAACATTTAAATAGAAGTGAACAAAACGGAGCTCTACTTATCGGCTCTTAAAAACTGATAGGTTGGTGGAAAGCTGTACTAACCATACGGCCCCAATTATTTTGGAAAGTGAATAAGATTAAACTTTACCTAAACGTGTAATATGCTGGTATTATGATTACTTTGTAAGACAGGGGTTCGATTCCCCTCATCTCCACCAAAATCCCATTCTACATTAATTTGGTAGTTTGGGATTTTTTTTGTATCTTTGTATCCTATGATAATTGTTGAGTCTATTGATGAATTGAACGAATTGAGTACAAAATTGGAAACCGAAGCTTCCATTTGGTATCCTATGTGGGTGGACAATGATAAGCACCCTAATAACACTCATATATCGTTTATATTCATTAAAACCCAAACGGACAAGTATATACTACCACATCAACACACAGACGCTATATGCTCCTCTAATTACGAAATAGGGAGTGTGTTGAATACTGCCGGAGAAAAATGGGTATTCCAAAAGAAAAAGCTACTACAATCTTTTACGGATGTAAGGGAAGGCTTGAATGATGTTGACACTGCTTACTTCTTAAAGCATGGTAAAACAATAGACTACTCTCAACCAATACAACACTTAGTGGCTCCCTTTATTCATAAGGGTTACAAAGAGGACATCATTCAATCCATTCCCATTCTTAAATTGTGTGAAGCAATTGAAAACGAACTAAATAGATATACAAATCAGAATTCTAAAACTTATAATTGGTATAATGATATATTCATTCCAACCTTAGCCCGAATTGAGATGACGGGGATTCGTGTCGATAGGGAAAAATTTATTGATAGATGGCCACAAGCTTCCAAGCACTTAACCAATGGTAATTGTGTGTTTACGGAATACAATCCATTTACGGTGACAGGTAGACCATCCAATAGGCATGGTGGTGTGAACTATGCCGCCCTCAATAAATCGGATGGGACGAGAGAGGTATTTGTGGCTAATGGGATATACCTACAAATGGATTATAACGCATATCACCCTCGTCTTATCGGTAAGTTGATTAAGTTCCATATGCCGGAAGGTAATGTACATGAGTGGTTAGCCGAACAATATGGATGTGATGTGAACGAAGGTAAGGGGATTACATTCCGTTTGTTATATGGTGGTATTGATGATGATTTCCGCCAAATTCCATATCTTAATTCCGTAGCTGATTACATTGATAACCTATGGATTGAAACACAAAGAAACGGATTCCTACAAACACCACATAGAGAAATTCCGTTGGAGTGGATAGAACAACCTAACCCACAAAAAGTATTCAACTATCTACTTCAAGCGGTAGAGACTGAAATGAATGTGGATAAGATGAGAACGATATTGGATTATATTGAAGGAAGTGGAATTACATTGGATTTATATACCTATGATTCGTTTCTTTTTGATGTTCCTACGGATGTTGACCCGAATATGATTAAGGATTTGAAGGATATTATTGAAGAAGGTGGTTTTCCTGTTAAAGCTAGTTGGGGATTGGATTACGGAAAACTATAAGAACCCATATTTATAGTATATACAAAAATGTGCTATAATATGAAAAAAACAATGTTTCTTATTGGTTTCCTATTTGTTTCTTTAATTTCGTTTGGACAAAATGTAAGAATTAAAAACAATGTGTTTGAGGTTTTATACTCACAATCATTAGAACAACCCTTAGTAATTAAGTATCGTTCAACAAACCGTCCTACAAATGTGAATAGAGGAGCTATGGATTTCTACAAAGAACCAAACATCAAAACATCAGATGGGGATGATTATAAAGCAAACATATACGATAAAGGACATGGTGCACCCGCTGCAACATTTTCTGATAATATGGTAAATCTAAAACAAACATTTTCTTACTTAAATTGTATAATGCAGGACAAGTATCTTAATAGAGGTGAGTGGAGATTATTAGAAGAACAAATTCGCAAATGGGATGATACTGAAAATATTACAGTATTAATAAAAACATTCTTTGATAAACCTGCTAAAAGAGTAGCAACTGGAGCAGCAATTCCATCTCATTTACAAAAACACATCTATTTTGAAAAACAAAAGAAATGGAAGTGTTATGTATTTCTAAATGAAAAACCTAAATTTTCTTGGGAAGAATTGGAAATGCTATGTGATAGTGTAGACCACAAATTTTAATGAATATGAATTTATCTGAATTAATTAATGAGATATTGGTAGAATGGGCATATAGAGTAGATGATGGCCAGCCAAATCCAAATAACCCAAAGCATATTAATGAGCTATCATCAGTTCTTTCCGAAATGGGATTGAACGATATTAAAGATGAATTAATACAAACTCTTACTGAAGCTGATGGTAAACAATTTACTAATCCAATTCTTAATAAATCAATTAAATATAAAAATGCCAAAGGTGAAGATGCCGAAGGTATTGTTGGTAACCTTTTAAGATTGCCAAAAGACCATCCCGGTAGAATAGCAGCTGAGAAATTATTACCAGCAGATGCAGATGCAAAAGATGCAGCAATGCAGGATTTGGGAAGTGAGAAAGATGGTAGAAGTGGAGAGTTAGCAGGTCAAAAACCAAGTGGTAAAGAAGATGAAGCTCCTCAAGCGGGAGGTGAAGAAGATAAAATGAAACAGGCAGCTGCAATGTTCGATCCTGAAGTGGACCCAGCTATGGCTGCTAGATTAGATAGAGAAAAAGCAGCAAGTGCTAAATTAGCAAAGGCTGATAAGGAAGATGCGGCGGCAGATAAAAAAGCCGAAGATGAAACAAATCCATTAGATGCTAAATTTAATCCAATAGAGGCTCAGGATGTAGCAAAGGAAATGCCACAAGCTGACCCGAATGTTTTTGGTGGAGGTTCTGATATACCAGATGGAATAGATTCTGGTGATTTAGCTAAATTTAATACTGATATTCAAAAAGTTAAAAAAATAGTTGATGATGCAAAAGCTAATGGTGAAAAAATACCAAACATTAATCTTTGTCAAATAACTGTACCGGGTACAAACTTATATTGTGATGATAACTTAGGAATTCCAAGAGAGGAAATGCCACAATTCAAAGGTAAAGCAATTGCTGGTAGTAGAGCAGCAGATATGCCGGTTAATAAAGATGGTGAAGTTGATACTGAGCCGGTATTTAAAGAAATGTTAAATCAAAAAGGTATTAAGGTTACTCAAACTGAAATACCTGCTGATAAATTAAAAGCAACTCAAAATGAATTAGTTGGAGCTAAAGTAGTTGGTATGTTGGGAGCATTAGAAAAAGACCCAAAGAATCCAGAAATTACGGCACCAATTTATGTAAGTAGAGATGGATATGTAGTAGATGGTCATCATCGTTGGGCAGCAATAGCAGCATATAACGCAGCAAATCCTGATTCTCAAATACAAATGAAGGTTAATGTAATTGATAGTGATATTAAGGATGTAATACCAATGGCGAATAAGTTTGCAGAAGATATGGGTATTGCGGCTAAAAAAGCAGATGCTAATAAGCCTGAGACAACTCAACCAATGGCTGCAGAATTAAAACCATACAATGATAATCCTGAATCAAATATCAAAACATTTAAAGGTGAATCATCGGGTATTGATGTAAAAACAATTGAATTTGATAATGGTGGCCAACTTTATGGAGTACCACATAGAAACGAAAAAGCAATAGATGATATTGTTAATCAAGTTAAAGCAACTATACCAAAAGAAAGATGGAAAGATATAGTATTTGTAGGTGAAGGTGGTAGAACTGGTGATGGTGGTGAATTACAATTCAATGATGAGCAAATACATGCATCAGAAGAATTTAAAAAATTAGGAGCAAAAATAGATACTTGGGATGGTGATGAATTAGATGTACACACTCCGGAATCAAATTTATATAAGTCACAAGAAGAACAAACTGGCCTTTCACAAACTAAAATCAAAGCTGGTAATTGGGCTAGTATGATTGGACAGGGTGAAGGTACTGATACAATGAGTCCATCTAAATTTTTAGATGAGGAAGGAAAACAATTCTTACAAGATGCAGCTAAAGAAGCTGGATTTCCTCCAATAGAAAATTGGAATACTCCAACGGAGCAAGATAAAGATACATTGTATAGATTATCATTCCCAGACGATAATGGTGATACTGAAACACAGGTTAATGATGTTCAGGTTGCATTTAATAGAGCAAGAGATTTAAACATTATAAAAAAACAAAACGAAATATCTTCCGATGGAAAGATACCAGTTGTAGTTGCAGGTGATGGACATGCTGATTTAGTTGATGATATTATAAATGGTAAAAAAGAAAACCCATCAGAAAAATTACCTGAACCAGAACCTGCAGATGAAAAGCCGGGTGGAGTAATATATCCTATTGGTGGTAATTATTATTCAGATACTCCAGATGGACCTGCACAATATGTAAGAACTGAAAGTATAGTAAATGGATTTTTATTAGAGGGTAATGAAAAATGGATACATTTATTGTTTGAAAAAACTATAAATAAAACAACTCCAAGTGGTAAGAGTGTTACTGTAAATGTAATTGAACCTAAAGACCAAAACCAAGCTACATCAGCAGCAGATACCGCTGAAAAAGAATCGGGTAGACAAGAAATTGATTCCCCTAAAACTGAGAAAGAAAGACAAGCAATGAGAGCATTTACAGATAAGTCTGTAACTGATTCATTAAGTTTAACCAAATCAGATATTGAGAAGCAAGAGAAAAAAGCAAAATTAGATTTGTTAAAGAAAATAGATGCTTGGGAAAAAAGAAAAGCTAAAGCTAAAGCTAAAGGACAAAAGTTTACTGAAAAGAAACCATCTGTTGAATCAAAAGGAGTTGGATTGGGTAGTCCTGAAAGTAGAGCAGGTGAATCTGCCGTAGTTAAAGGTACTCTTGTGTTAAAGAACGCTTTTGATAAGTGTATGGTTAAAACAAAAGATGTAAATAAATGTTATCAAGCTTCAAGAGAAATTACTAGAAAACATTTAGAAACTTATTTAGGCTCTGATTCATTCTTAACAAAAGAGTGGATAGACTCAGCTATGAATACAATTGATTTAATTCATAAAGAAATTGGATTCCATAATATTGAAGAAATTGGATGGGATAACCAAGAAGGTAGAGCTTTAGTAGGCTCACAAGGACATGGTACATCTGCTGATATGTTTATAAAAATGAAACCTGATAAGGAATATCCAAATGGTAAAAGATTGGGTATATCTCTTAAAAAAGATTTAAAGGTATTCATATTTAGTGGTGGGTGGAAAAAGCTAGAAGGTACAATGCAAGAAAAAGGATTTGTTTTAGGTGAATCATCTAAAGCATCTCATTATGAAAAAAGAAGAAACGAAGAATTATATGAAGTTTCAAATTTTGCACAAACTAATAAAGATGAATTTTGTAAAGATTTTGATAATTTAAAAAAGAATCCGGATAGATTGAGTAGTAAGCCGGCTACAGTTAAAAGTAGAGTAGCTGATATATTAAAATTAACTAAAGCTAATGATTTATCAAAAGTTAAATGTGATAATTTTATACAAAATGTAATGAGTGCAAGACCTTTAAGTGGAGATGCTATGAAAGTTATTGGTGATATGTGTAAAACATCAACCAATTCATATTTGAAATCAGCCTATGGTAAAATGAGAGCTCTTGATAGAGAAATGACAGATTCAATAGCAGATGATTTTGATAAACCGGAAAACCAAACGGTGGTTAAAAAATTGGTAAGAGATGAAACTCATATTACCGATATCCTATTTGCGGATAATCCTAATTTAGATGAATTGAAAGTAGTATATGGTACTAACCCAGCTATTGAAATGAAAAAAGAGGAATTATCTAAATTGTTTGGAGTAGATGATTTATATGCTAAATATCAATCTGAAACAGACCCTGCTAAAAAAGCAGAAATAAGAAAGCAAATTGAAGATACGATTGATAGTAAAATAGTTATTAGTAGAAAAAAAGGAGTAATGTCTGTGGCAATCAATGTTAATGGTCCGGATGGTAAACCATCTCAACTTCCATTATTTGAAGCTAAGATTAGAACTAGAGGATTTGGTAACGCTCCTACATTTGAGATGTCACAAAATACATTCGGTGGTATATCTTACAAATATGGACATACTGATTATAATGGTACTGGTGTTGATTCGCAGGGAAATCCAAATACACCTTGGTCTGATGAAGATAAATCAATCGTTGTACTTTCTATGTTGGGTGATATAACTAATGATTTTGAAGAAGATTTAGATTCTTTGGATGAAAAAACAATGGTGGAAATAGGAGCAAGACTTCAGGATTTAGATAAAATATATCCTAATCATCCTAAAGTTAGATTGTTTAGAAAAAAATATTTAGAAAGTGCTAAACAACCAATTGAAAGACCTGTACCAAAAACAGCTACTAAAAAACCAAAAACAAAGACTCAAGCTAAAGCACCGGTTAAGAAAGCAGCAACTAAAAAGCCTGTAAAGAAAGCATCCGCTAAAGCACCTGTTAAGAAAGTAAGAAGATAACCCGTTTTTACCCTTCCTTTTGATTTTTTATATTTATAGGTAATAAAAAGAAACAAGAGGAAGAATGAAGACACAGTTACTTTGTACATTTACAACAAAAGAGGAGTTGCAAAACACTCTACAACAAATAAGAGAGACTTATCATATAGTCTACAACTATATTTATATACTACAAAACAAGTCCAATTTAGAGGAATTATTTGTAACATATAACATAGATACTCAATTCCAACCGGAAACTCCGTTGGAAAACACAATCTTAATACATAGAAAGAAAGAATCAAATTCACTTTACACTATCAATGCTCTTAACGAATTAGTTAAAGAGGAAAATGGTGGCGTATTAGATACCGCATTTGTCATCAATTGGCAAAAATTCAAAAATTCAATTATATTAACAAACGCCGAAGGTACTAAGAAAATTCAGACAAGAGTTTTTGAAGTAATTGATTTCGGACAAGGAAATAAAGAAGTTACGGAAGAACAATCTAAATAATTTTTATTATGTTATTAAAAAAAGGTGATAATAACGAAAATGTTAAGTTGATGCAACAAAAGCTGGGTATTGAACCAGCGGTAACTAACTTTGGACCTAAAACTGAAGCGGCTGTAAAAGAATGGCAAGCAAAGAATGGTTTAACTGCAGATGGTATTGTAGGACCATCAACTTGGGCAAAGATTATGGGTGAAACAACAACATCTGTACCAACCCCAGTAGCAGCTGTACCAATAGCACCAGTCGGTGGATTGAAATTAGATAAATTAAAAGGACATATTCCTGATGCAGTAATCGCAATGATTCCTGATACGGCAGCTAAGTTTCAAATCAATACTCCATTAAGATTGGCACACTTCTTAGCACAATGCGGACATGAGAGTGGCGGTTTTAGAGCAACACAAGAAAACTTAAACTATTCAGCAAAAGGTTTGAATGGTATCTTTAAAAAATACTTTCCAACTGAAGCTGCAGCAGCTCCATATGCTAGACAACCACAAAAAATTGCATCTAAAGTATATGCAAATAGAATGGGTAACGGAACTGAAGCAAGTGGTGACGGTTATAAATTTAGAGGTAGAGGATATATTCAATTAACAGGTAAAGATAACTACACTGCATTTGGTAAATCAATTGGTGAAGATATGACAGCAAACCCTGATAAGGTAGCATCATCTTACGCATTATTATCAGCAGCATGGTTCTTCTCTAAAAACGGATTACATAAGATGGCAGATGGTGGTGCTACTGATGCAGTTGTAACATCTATTACTAAAAGAGTAAATGGTGGAACTATCGGATTAGCAGACAGAATTAAACACTTTAAGGAATATTATCATTTATTGACATAAAAGAAAGGGAGAAACTAAAAATTCTCCCTTTTTGTTTCATTTATATTTATATGTATGATTTTACTTAAAGAATTATTTGAGGCTAAACCAAAAACAACTGATTTTTCGGCAATATCCAAAGAAACAGGTAGATTGGTATATTTTAGTACTAAAGATAATATGGATGCCGCAGTTAAAGATGGTACACATGATAAACCTAAAGTAAAAGGAAAGGATGTAAAGGCTCCAAAATCTTCTGATTTATTTAAAGGAGATTATGAAAAGGAAAGAGGTGGTACAATTGATGATACCCAAAAAGTAGCAGATGATATAATAAACGGAATTAAAAATATTGGATACGGTAGTGAGGTTACCCTTTATAGAAAAAATAGAAATGGTAAACTTGTACAAGATGTTCGTTTTAATTCAAGAAAAGATATAACTCCTGAGATAATTAAATCAACTGCCAATGAATATGGTATTGATTTAAATCTTATAAGTAAATTAGGAGTAGATACTCAAATAAAAAATTCCGATGGTAGAAAACAATCTATATCAGAATTAATATCGGGCTTAATTTTATCACATTTGGAAGCAAAACAATATGCACCCGATGGAGTTGCGGCTAATGATTATTATTATAAAGCATATTCCGATAGTGCAAATAAACAAGCAAACGCAATTAAAAGAGGAATTGACCCTAATGTAATTCAAAAGCAAGCAGATAAAAAAGTAGCTAAGAAAGAATCAGATAAAACGGATTTGTATAATGTAGATACTGCTAAAGATATAACAAACGAACTTGCAAAGATAAATAATAAAATCATAGATGCACCAGAGTTTACTCCGGCTCAAGTAGCAAAGGTAGCTAACAAATATAAAATAGATGTAAATAGAATATTGCAGCATCCTGAAATGTATTTTGATATATTGGGATTCACTCCAACTAAAGAAGATTTAGAACAATTGGGTTATAAAAGTTTATCAGAGTATGCATTAGTTAAATTAGGAAATACTATTTATTTTGGAAAAGATAATGAAACGGATGCTATGGAGGAATTATCAACCTTACAATTAGCATATCCATTAAAATACAAAAATCTTTCAGATGATGAGTGGAGTAAGAAAATGCAAAGTGAATTAGAAAATCCAACAACTGTAGATGGTGGACTCCGTAATTTTATTAAAAAAGAAAAATTCATCAGTAATTACAATCAGTTATTCGGTATTTCGGAAGCTAATGATAAAAATCAAGCTAAGTGGGTTAAGAAGCAAGCTAAGAAAAATCCAAATTATATAAAAGATATGTTTTCCTATCAATCAATGATAGATAAAAACGCTCTAAATAGAATTGATGAAATGTTAAAATCAGAACCACCGCCCGTAGTTCACGCAAAGGCTTTGTATAGAGGCATGGCTATGAAATCTTCTGATTATACTAAGTTTATGAAATCATTTAAGGAGGGTAGTACTATTGATTTACCAATATCTTCATTTTCATTTGATGCAAACACAGCTACCGAATTTGCTAATAATGTTGGTAACGCAAATGCAACAATAGATAAAGCAAACAACCAATCTATAATAATAAAGGTAGTAAACTCAACAAATACATTTAATGGATTTTGTATGAATGCAAATATAGGTAATGTATCTGGTAGAGATAAAAACAGCATGTTTCCGCAAGATTTTGGAAGTTGGGCAGGTCAACATGAAGTATTATTACAATCAAATAATAAATACAAAGTTGTGAAAACAGAAGTTAAAAAAATGGAAGGTGGTCGCACCCTTACAATAATAACATTAGAGCAAATTGGTACTAAAAACGAAATTAAGTTAAGAGAATTCATAGATGATAACGAAAAGGACATTTTAAAGAAACATCTACAATACCCAAATAGAACATCATTATTATATACAAAAGAAGCGGAAAATTAATCCCCTTTTATTTGGTAGTATCAGGAATATTTCGTATCTTTGAGTAAACCTCAAACCCATATAAATGCTTAAATTGGTTATAAAATATACTTCAAAAAAGATTTGGAAAGTCCAATAAATTGTTGTATATTTGTAATCTCTTTATATTTATATACATAGAGGGTGAAGGACACTCACCTAAATAAAACCATAAAACATAAACTCTTAAAACGCAAAAAAATGGCTATTAACTTAGACGCAATCAGAGGTAGACTGAACAAACTACAAAGCACAACTTCAAAGAAAGTAGAACTTTGGAAACCAGCTCCGGGCAAACACACTATTCGTTTAGTCCCTTACAAATTCAACAAAGAGAATCCTTTTATTGAATTATTCTTTCACTACAACATTAACAACAAATCTTATCTATCTCCATCTTCTTTTGGCAGACCTGACCCTATCGTTGAGTTCGCTGATAAGTTGAAAAGAATGGGTGATAAAGAAGATTGGAAAGCTGCCAAGAAAATGGAGCCGAAACTTAGAACATTCGTACCAGTATTGGTAAGAGGTGAAGAAGGTGAAGGTGTAAGATTCTGGGGCTTTGGAAAAACTGTATATCAAGAAATTCTTGGTTACATCGCAGATCCTGATTATGGTGATATTACTGACCCAAATGAAGGTAGAGATATTACTGTTGAAGTAGTATCAGCTGAAGACAGTGGTACATCTTACCCTGTAACAACAATCCGTGTTAAACCAAAGGAAACTCCTTTAGCAGCAACTAAAGAAGAAACTGACAAGTTTATCAATGGACAAACCGAAATCACAGACCTTTACCAGGAGTTGACTTATTCGGAATTGAAATCTGTATTAGAAGGTTGGTTAAACCCATCTGCTAATGGTGATGAAGATACATCTACTGCAGCAGCAGAGACGTTATCATCTACCGCAAAAAATGACGAAGCACCTTTTGATGTTGATGTAAAATCAGCACCTAAAGCAGAAGCATCAGCTAAGAAAATAGATGATGTGGCATCAGCATTTGATGACCTTTTCAATTCATAGTAAATAAGTAAACAATATGGCAAAAGCAACTAAAGAGGTTGACTTAGCGGAAGTACTCGTTGAGTCCCTTAACAAACAATCAAAAGACCAAAAGGTAGCATTCTTTTTAGATAATGATGATGCACCAACAAACGTAGAAGGCTGGGTTTCAACCGGAGCATCTATGTTGGATGTGGCAATATCAAATCGCCCTTATGGTGGATTACCGGTTGGAAGAATCACCGAAATTACGGGATTAGAACAAAGTGGTAAATCATTAGTATCAGCTCACTTACTTGCGGAAACGCAGAAACTAGGTGGATTGGCAGTATTGATTGACACGGAGAACGCCGTAAGTAGAGAATTCTTAGAAGCCATCGGAGTAGATACAACCAAATTACTTTATGTAGCAGCTGAGACTGTTGAACAATGTTTTGAATATACTGAAACTATTATTGAGAAGGTAAGAACTTCCTCTAAAGATAAGTATGTAACAATCGTTGTGGATTCAGTAGCAGCAGCATCAACTGAAAAGGAGATGGAAGCTGATTATGGTAAGGATGGTTACGCTACGGATAAAGCAATTATCATTTCCAAAGCAATGCGTAAAATCACAAATCTTATTGGTAGACAGAAAATCACTTTGGTTTTCACAAATCAATTAAGACAGAAGATGAACGCAATGCCATTCTCTGACCCTTGGACAACTTCTGGTGGTAAAGCAATCGCTTTCCATGCATCGGTTCGTTTAAGATTAAAGAGTATGGGAACGATTAAAGCTAAAG